TTTTAAATTTATTGCATCAGAACAAAAGTGTCCGTACAATACAGGATCTTTAAAGACGATACCAATTCAAGTTTAATTATATATTATTTTATGATAAAAACATCTATTTATTTTTATAATATTTAGTTTTATATATAGTATATCTATATATAGAACAGCAGGATGAATATAAAACAGTGGTTACATTCCGAAACAAGTAAATATATAATATCAATAATTTTGGGATTAGGTCTTTCCACGTTATTTAGAAAAGAATGTAGTGGTGAAAGTTGTATAACATTTACTTCACCGCCATTACATGAGTTGGAAAAAGACACGTACTTATATGGGGATAAATGTTATGTATATAAAAGTAGTTCAGATGCATGTAATTCAAATAAAAAAACTGTAAGATTTGCGTAGTAAATAGAATCTATCATTCTTTATAGAATATATTAAGAGAATGTCAGATACAACGAGCATTGACGATCTTCCGACTGACCCAAGTACAGGTAGTCAAAATAATATTGTTATTCAAAAAACGGAGATGAATTCAGGTATGGGTATGGGTGGAGGTATGGCGATGAATAATCAAATGCAGATACAAGCTCCCGTATACTCTCCAAATATAAGTGGAGGTATGGGTGGAGGTATGGGAATGCAATCTCAACAACAACAACCTATGATGATGACACAGCCAAATCAAAATCCAGGTGTTATGAACGAGTTTATGAGCGGCTTACAACGTGCAAGTGCAAATGGAATGACAAGTTTATCGTCACGTGACATTCCAATGAATACTATGAATATGATGGGGGATCAACAAGTAAAACCTAACTATGTCCCTCAACCACAACCGAATCACCCTAATAATAATAACTACATAGAGGAACATGAAGCGGATGTGGCAAATGAGGTAAAGTATGCCACCGAAGTAACTAATAATGATAATATGGAAAATATATATAGATTGATACAAATTCCCTTATTGGTAGGAATATTATACTTTGCATTTCAACTTCCAATCACAAGAAAATATATTTTGAAGTATTTACCATCTGTTTTTAATAGCGATGGTAATTATAATATAAGCGGTCTTGTATTTATGAGTGTTCTTTTTGCACTAGGATATTTTGGATTGACAAAAATGATCGAAAGCGTAGAGTCGGTATAAAGGGAATATGTAATTCAAAAGAATTATTTATATATATTTTCTGTAGTAAGTGAATTTGTGGTTTTTGACGGTACAAATTCATCTTCCATTACAAGTATGTTATTTATTTGATTTTTATGTAATTTCGATTTATCATTATTTTTATTTGCAACTTTTTTAGTTTTTTTATTCGACATTATATCAGAAAGTAATGGCGACAGTTTTCTCAATTTAAATCGTTTAGAACGAGTACGATTATGAAGACGGTTGATCACAGAATTATTGTTTATTTTTCTAGTTTTTAATGCTCGTTGTAACATAGATGACGAAAATGAACGCGACGGAGACAGCGATGATGACGTAGGAGTCTTTTTTTTTATTTTTTCTAATTCGGCAATTACGGCTTTTGATGTTATCGCCTTTGCTTCAAGTGCTAATTTTGCTTCATTAATAATATCTTCGCGAGTCTTCTTTGACTTAATTAATTTCAAATAAGGTTTATTTGACGGGTTTAATTCAGGACTATACCTTAAAAACCATTTTTCATATTCTCTACTCTTCTTTTTTGTTTTAAGTTTTTTATACTGTTTTGCTTTTTCATTACGAATATCTTCAAGTGTCTTCTGTTTTCCGTAACAGCTTATACTAAACCGTCTTAATAACCCATGTAATTTAAGACGATTTTTTTGTTGAATTTTAAAAAGATATTCGCATAAACATAAAAGTCTTTTTGGGTTATAGTAGGATCTATCTGCGTATAAGAATAAAAGATAAAAACTCATCATGGTGTCGATTGTTGCTACTCTAAATATTTTACCATTTACTTTTATGGAGTTATAACTATGACAAGCAAGAGGATTATATACATACGCAATTGGTTGCGATCCTACTTTAATTTCATAATGAGTTGATAAATATTCTGGTATAGAAGGTTTTGTTTCAATAGTAATATTTTTAATATTATTTTTTTCTAAGGCTGTTTTAATTGCATTAGCGGTTTTGTCAGGTGTAGTGGATAATAAATCAAACTCTGGAATTTCCATTAAATATGTTCGTTCTCTGTTTTTTAAATATCGTGAATAAAGAACATTTGCATATCCTCCTATTAAAACTAGTTTTTCGCTGGACACTATATTTTTTATAACATTATGTATTGTATCCTTTTCGTAATAATATTGTTTGTTATATGACCGAGAGGATAAAGATCGACGGAAAGTATCGGGATCGCATCCTGTTGCTTTTAATGGGTAATTTTTGTTTAAAAGATTTAAACGTTTCAGTACCTTTTCCCATCGCGTAATGTCGCCTCCTGGTCTAGATAATTCAAGATACATAGCCATTCTCAGAAAATTAGGAGGGGAATAAAGAATACCATCTTTATTTATTGAATTTTTTTTGAGACTACTAAATAGTTTATTATCAAGTTGTGTAATGTCTGCGATCTGAAAAAAGTTAACAAATACTTTATATGTACCATAATGAACACCGGCTTTTGCTTCTACATCAGAGAATCCAGCTCGGTAATATATATCTGCAAGTTCTTTAGCGTCATTCATTGCATTAGGTGAAAAGAAATCGTAGTCGGGAATTTCTAAATTGCGGTTGTAAAATTGATCAGCTGTTGGCAGAATATTATTGATGGCAGTTCCTCCGTAACAAACCAATTTTTTATCATGAATAAACTTTTCAAGAACATCTATGATCTGTTTCATAACGGGATTATTTGCAATACGTTCTCCTCTTTTTTTTGCTTCAATGTTAATAGCATTTTTTAGTATTTCTAGTTCTTTATTTTCATAATAAAGAGTGTTTATAATATTATCATCCAAAATTTTATTGTCATTATTGTTAATCATTTATATTATGTATTGTATGTTATATATGTTATTATATTATTAAAATATAATAAAATATAAGAATTTATTAATAATATTAGTATTAAAAGTTAAGTTCTAGTCCTCCAGCGACAGTCATTTTTCGTGTATCATATGACAATCTAGACTCGAGTGGTTTTGGTTTTTCAATATACGTAGGTATATATAATAAGTCGTCTGGTTTGGGAGCAAACGCGCTACCTGCTTTTTCAAATATATTATTATAACTTGTTAAATTGAGATCTAAGTTTTGAAAGTTCATTGCCATTAATTGACAACCAAGAACTTGCGGTATACTAGATATGTAGTTTATACTATATTCAGATACATCAGGTAGAACAAGTGTCATATTTTGGCGATTAAAATTGGTTATTTCTGTTGGGTCATTTGTATTTTTAATATCAGAAAATCTGCTTTCATGTATAAACGCAGAGTTTGTAGTAACATTTGTAAGTTCAAATAAATTCTTGCATTGATATAAAATAGGAGTACCCTGTGTAGCGCTACTTTTTTCTACCATAATAACGACTTTGCCTATAAATTCTTTAATAGATACGCCTGTAAGATTTTTACCATTATATTCTCGCGTATATTCGATAGGTAACAATCTATCTCCGAAATTTTGTGCAATTTCACTAGCTAACTGATTTAATACATTAATCTTGTTTGTTTTTAGTCTAAAGTGTAGTAGTAATGGGTCGTTGGGATTAGGGCAAGTGATTGGTTTTGAATTGGGCGTACCTTTTACAAATTCTGGCATTTGTGATTGAGAAAATGCGTATTGTGAAATAATTTTAAATACTCGAGAGACAGGTAAACTATTATAACTTTGTTTTACACCAATCATGTCAATAGAAGATACGGCTACAACAGGTGTATCATTTAAACAGTATATTTCAAAGTCTAGACATCTTACGCCTTGTGCAATAGCATTATACAGAGCACAAGCTCCTACATAGTCATTTTTGAATTGTCCCGATGCACAACAATTATAAGCGGTTTTTATATAAAAATCTCGTAAATTTTTAGTAGGTGCAACTTGTGATACCCAATTAGATGATATTTTGGTAGAAGCAGTTTTATTGAGTTCATCGAAAGAATATTTAATTGCGCCGCAGTTTGTAGTTCCTAAATTAATTTTTGTAGTAACATAAGTGATAAGCCATAATAAAACGACGACAACAAATGACATACCAAACCAATGAATTGTAGATGGTGAAACATTAGAACTTAACATACTTTTAATATTTTTACCGCTAAGAGTTGTCAATAATGTACTTGCAAATGATGAGGGTTGTGGTTGACTCATTTATTATATTATATATTATATATTATATCTTATAATATGTTGATATTAATTATATTGGGGATTGTTGTTAATATCAGGAATTATTAATTATATATATATAAAAGTTGTTAAAAATTATTAATATGTTAATTATATATAATAAAAAATGGCTGGAGGATTACTAAATATTGTATCTTATGGAAATCTAAATGTTATACTAAATGGAAACCCTAAAAAAACATTTTTTAAAGCCACATATGCAAAATATACGAATTTTGGATTGCAAAAATTTAGAATTGATTTTAGAGGACAGCGTTCGTTGCGATTAAGTACAGATTCTAGATTTACATTTCATATTCCAAGATATGCTGATTTATTAATGGATACTTATTTAGTGGTGACGCTTCCTACGATTTGGAGTCCTATATATCCACCGTCTAATTGCGATAGCAGTTGGGCGCCATATGAATTTCGATGGATAGAGAATCTAGGAACTCAAATGATAAAAGAAGTGGTAATATCAGTTGGTGGTCAAGTATTGCAAGTATTAACAGGAAAATATTTATTGGCTCTTGTGCAAAGAGATTTTTCCGATGATAAGAAAAAATTATATGATGAAATGAGTGGCAATATTCCTGAATTGAATGATCCTGGTAACTCGGGTAGTAGAATAAACATGTATCCGAATGCATATTATAGTACATTACCCCAAGGTTCAGAACCGTCAATACGGTCTAGAAAATTATATATACCAATTAATGCATGGTTTACGCTTTCGAGTAAGATGGCTTTTCCGTTAGTTGCTTTGCAGTATAATGAACTAAAGATAGATGTAGTAATGCGTCCTGTACAAGATTTGTACACAATTCGTGATGTACAAGATGTTGCAAATAACTGGCCTATAGTAAGACCAAATTATTCTAATGAATATATGCAACTTTATAGATTTTTACAGTCACCTCCTAGTGTAACTTTGGAAAGGAATACATATCAAAATCCGGGGGTAGCGGAATGGAATGCGGATATTCATTTGATAAGTACATATGGATTTTTGTCAAATGAAGAGGCAAAGACGTTTGCTGCAACGGAACAGAAGTATTTAATAAAGTCGGCGTACGAGTGGAATTTC